ATGCTTAACGATACCAAGCTAAAAAAACTAAAACCAATGGAAAAAGCATACCGTATTGCTGATCAGGGTGGGCTGTGTATTGAGGTTCGTTCGACCGGGACAAAACTGTGGCGTGTGCGCTATCGTTATGCAGGAAAAGCCTCAATGATCAGTCTTGGTGAATATCCTATCGTAAGCTTAGCCGAGGCTCGTCAAAAGCAAGATGAAATCAAATCACTGCTTGCCAACAACATTGATCCAGCTGTGCATCGCCAACAAGAAAAGGCTGCCCTGCTTTGTGATGAAAACAGTTTTGAGGCAATCGCAAAGGAATATGCTGCGGATCGCCTAAAGGATAAATCACAAACTTATATCGACGCTTTTCATCGGGCAATGGAAAAGGATATCTACAAAGTCATCGGACATAAAAATATTAAAGATGTGACCTCTGCTGACGTTTTGAAGATCATGCAAAATACAGTAAAGCGCGTTAAGGGTCAGGATAACCGTGGCACTGGCGAAGTAACAGCAATTGAAAACAGAAAGAAGATTGGCTCTGTGATGAGGTATGCCATTGCGACACTAAGAGCTGAGAACGATCCGACATATGCGGTACGCGAAGTTATTGCACGACCTGATGTTGAGCATGCAAGACCATTAAGTTTAACTGAACGAAAGGTATTTAGAGCGCGAATCGATAGTTATGGCGGTGCTGAATCAACTGTTAATTCTATTTTATTTTTGTTCTATACCATGCTTCGCACAATTGAAGTGCGCCGACTTCAATGGTCATTTATTGATTTTGAGGAAAGGACTATTACTTTTGAAAAGCAGACGCGAGAACAGCTAAAAAAAGGTATGCGTCTAACCAAGAAAAATAGAACGCATGTGGTTCCAATGTCTGAGCAGGTTTATCAACTTCTGATTAAGCAAAAGAAACTTACTGGCCGCAAGAAGTATGTTTTTGAGGGGGTCTATAATGGCGGCATGATGCCGGCGACTACAATTAATAGAGCGCTACAGTACATCATGCAGAATGTCACAGCTCATGATTTTAGAGCCACAGCATCCACCCTGCTTAATGAGCTTGGTTATGATGAAAAGTGGATCGAAACCCAACTAGCCCATGCTGATGAAAATAAAACCCGTGCGTCGTATAACCATGCTAAATACTTATCAGATCGTAGAAAAATGATGCAGGACTGGGCTGATATTGTGGATGGATGGAGGGAGTAAATTGAAGTTAAGGTTTTTATATCAAAATTCCGACTAAGTTAAAGTCGATACCCTTAACTGTGAGCTTTATATTTATAGAAGAATTTAGAAATTTTTTAATAATGAGGAAATATAATGGAAAAGCCGCACATTTACTGCGATAGAAAAATTATTAAGTGTTCTGTTTGTGGAGCATGGGATGACTATAGTTTTAACGATACTCAGCACTTTTATCTTATTGCTGCTGCCGAAGGTAAGCAAACTCGTGGACTCTATTCTATAGAGAGTATTAGGTGTAAAGAGTGCAATAAAGTGGCTAGAAATAATCAAGACCCTTATTTTTATTATTGAGGAATTATTTATTAAAGTAAAAAATAAAGCCCTCATTTGAGGGCATTTATCTATTTTATTAGAATATTGTTCTCTAGTGAGTTATTCAGTCTTATTTAAGAACTTTCACAATAGCAGCATGACGCGCTTTGCAGTCGCTATATTTAGCTACTGTATCAATAGACCAGACCAAAACAACCTTACCCTGCCCTGATTCCAGTTTTTGCAAATCAGGGCAAGACTCAAGGAGGTTTACTGGCACCACTGGTGATAAGTGAGTTGAGTTGCTGCAGGCCATCATCATCAAAGCAATGGTTGAGATACACAGGACGATCAATGATCTTTTGCACTTCACGCGTAACTGTTTCGACTTGCACGTGCTGCTCTGATTTTGCTGCTTCATAATCCGCACTCATCTGGTTAATTTGATTTTGTTTATGGGTTAGAGCTTTGAGATGGTTTTGCTCTATTTTCTGAATTTTTATCGTGCACTGCTCACCAGCCTTGCGCAGCTTTCCGCTTAAGTGATTGGTGTAAGCAACTTGCCCTAGCCATAAAAAGAAAAAGACCGCAATTGCGATCCAGTGTTTATATTTCCATAATAGATTTAGAGTCATTTTAAAAATAACTCCATTTCAATTTTCCTGCGATTCACCAGACCTTGCAGGCGTTTGCCACGAGCATTTACCCATAAGCCAAATTGATCAGCTGCCGCCTTATAATTTTTCTCATTCAGCCTTTTGACCAAAGTGGATTCTTCAAATGCGGTAGGTCCAATGTTATAGGCCAATGAAACCAAGGCATCAAACTGATTCTGATTGATCGGAACATTGACTGCGCTATTGACGGTTTGCTCGAATTTTTTCAAGTCATGTTGCATGTAGCTTTTGGCTTGTTCCAGTGTGCAGGTATCCCCTTTTTTGACACGAATACCATTTAGGTATTTTGTGGTGCCATAACCAATGGTCCATACCCCCACGCCATCATCGTAGGCATTGAGCCGTAGGCTTTCAAAATTACGGATCAGATCAATACCACTTGGGCTGATGCTCATTTCATCCGTAGCGATACCCAGCATACTGGTGACATCATCGTAAGCAGTTGCAATCAGTTTGTCAGCAGCATCAACCTGTTTCTGGGTGAGTTTGCCGCCGCTAATCTTTCGCAAGAAATCAAAAATATGTTTCATGGGTTGTCACCATCTTTATCCGTATTAAAAAATTTAGGACGTGCACCACCCTTACCCCAAATATAGAGTTGTCGGGTAAATAGTGCGAATAAAATACTTACTGTAGTGTAAAAAAGGGTTCCGGCCGGACTTGGCGAATACTCATCTTTAACAAAAAGTGCGGCTCCAAAAAGGATCGACAACACCAATAGAAAATCGATGTGTTTTGGGAGCTGGATTTTTGGATGAAATGCCATGATTGCAAACGAAAATATAAACAATACCAATGCCGTCTTACTTATGATTAGCAGCATCTTCATTCTCCTTTTTGACTAAACCAAGAACTCTTGATCGAGCCAAACTCAGCAATGCTTCAGCTGTACTTTTACCAGCAGCGCCCAGAATGAATCCAAATAGTTCTGGGTAGTTACCGCTAGCAAGAAATAAACTTGCTGGTTTAGCAAAGACCACACATAAAATGAAGCCTGCAAAGAATCCTATCCAGCGATCCCGGGTGGGCTCCTTACTTAATAGAAAGCCAAAAGTTGCACCCAGCACACCTGTAAAAAGGATGTGTGAATGGTTCTTTATGCTTTCCAATACTTGACTAAGAAAGTCCATATACATCCCCTTTAGTCATACATACCCCTATTTTTTGGCAATAAAAAAGCACCTAAAAAGGTGCCGTTATTTGGTTAAATTTAGACTTCTATTTCTGAGTGCTGGCCAGTGGGTGCTGGCCTTAAAATTACCTGATTTGAGATGAATACTCGGACACCCAAGTTATAGGCTGTGCCGGATGTGCAAAGCACTGGACCGGATCCACCGTCGATCTGCACCCGGTATTCCGGATGCTTCACTGAAGTAATGGTGCCAATGTATTCAGCATGGGTTGGATTAAGCAATTTTCGCAATTCAAATAAGGGATTCGTCACGACTGATACGCTCCACAGTAATGGTTTCATTGACCTTTTCATGTGAAAAGCTGCCTGATACCGAATCAATCACACCCCACCACTGGCCACTAAATGCAATCGTTTTACCAGGTAGCATTTCGCCAATTTCCTGACTGACCGGAATATCAGAGAAAGTATGCAATTCCTGAATATTGGCTTTGACCAGTTCATTTTTGCCATAACTCGCACCCGATACCGCATTAAATAATGGCCCTGTGACCGCCTCTAACGGTATATCACCCGAAGTACCACGCTGCTGTACTTTCAGACTTTCACCGCTACGGCTATTCACCACAGTAATGGCATTAAAGTCAGCAATGTATTCATCGTTCTGCTTAATGTTCTGCTGCATCACCAGGCTTTCAGATAACAGAATGTCGTAATCATCCACCGTCAATGCATCCCAATAGCCTTTCTGATACCGGGGCAAGATAGTCAGCGTATTTCCTGCTTTCTGGCTATAGATAAAACCACCGCCTGCATCAACGACCTGTTTGATTGCATCAATTGGAGCAAGCTCGGCATAACTCAGGCTTTCAATCGGTACAATCCACCCCAGTTCATCAATCAGCTTCCAGTCCAAAGTCGTATTAGATTGAGCTCGATCAAGTTCAGCTTGCACCAGTTGAACAGAGGTGCGCTCATTGTCCTGAATAAATGAACGTGTCGGCCCGTATTTATCTGAGTTCAAGGCAGTGACACTTCGACCCGGGTAAGTGTAAAGAATACTGGCAAAACGTCGGGTTTCCTCTGGATCTTCAAGTAAGACATGATGCTCAAATCCATTGATCATAACTTTAAGAATCACGGGCTGCCCATCAATCGGCTGAAGCTTATCTTTTTCCGTGTGAGCAACAGTGATGGAATAGGTCCAGCACCATTGAGACCGACTGGTACTATAGGTACCATCCATGACCTTAATCTTCTCGCCGGTATCCAATCGTTCGGCTGTTAATGTATTCACGATATACCACCAATTCCTATTCGGCAGTGCTGGAATACAGTCATCTGCACCAAAATTTAAAACAACATCATGTGAATCAACGTCATGACAGAGACAGATAAAGTTTAAATCTGTACTACCCTGATATGGCTGAGGTTCAGGCCTTGGCCAAGGTAAAACCGGATGCTTGCGATAATGAATCGCTTTGGCTTTATTCCAAGGCAAATCTGACCTGGTGATAATCTCCAGGCTTTTATCCCACTCAAATGAAAAGCGGTGCTCAAATACCTGAGCCACGTCATGTGAATAAGTAAACGTCTTGCGCCTACGGATCATTTCTTGCCAGACAGTTTCTCGGTTATGACGCAGTTTGATGGTTTCTTCATGCAAATAGCGCTGATGAATAAAGCGTTTATCTCCCTCTTCCCAGATCATGTATGCATCAGAACTTAAACCGGTTGCTTGCTCATGAGTGGATCTAATCGCCCGGGTTAATGTTCCTGCCTGCTCATACCGGATATCTGCCTGATTGGAAATCACCAGGCCCTGATCATAAAAAAGAGCCTCATTCGAGACTCTTAATATTGGCTTAGACCATGGTATTTCTGTGGTACTTAAGGCTGCAATCGCTTTCTGGTACTGCAGCCCTAAACCTAAAGACACACCGACCAGATGATTGATATCGAATAACGCTTTAACCTCAAATTGAAATTCAGTATCTAAAACGGTATCAATTGTGCAAAGATTTTCACTGAATACAGCAACTACATCAAAACTAAAGCTGGTGTCTAAAACCGTATCAATCTGACCAATAACATCAGTATTTTCACTGAATACAGCAACTACATCAAAACTAAATTTAGTATCAAGTACCGTGTCTATGACTGCGGTATTTGCACCACTGTCTGCATAGACTGCTGTTATTTCAAATGAAAATCCGGTATCAAGTACTGTATCAATTACAGCCGTAACATCATCGCCAAAATTGAGATTGGTAGAGCCATCAGCCAAGTGCTCAAAATTCAGAATGATGCTATGGCTGTCAGTATTATCAGGCTTAAAGTTCAGGTTTAGGTTGTGAGCATCAACGGTGCCGAGCTTATTTTTAAAATCCACATGAGCACCCTTTTTAAATTAAGGTCTGAGTTTTATCGATTGGATAGATAAGGTACCACCCACGACCAGATTGGTATTCGCCAGAGCCATGTCGGTTCCCACAGCTAAATCTGCAGCTACTTCACCTGCGCCGTTGTAGATTCGTGCCCAGGTGGCGGTCCCGGTTTTAATGACGGTGGCTGTGTCGGTCGGATGAAGCTCTACATAGTTGGGTGTGGTTTCTTTAATACAAGGCTCCGGGAATGTGCATGTGACAAGTGCATTACTTGGGTTGGTTGTGGTTTCAGGTGTAGCTGGTTGTACACCCTCATAAAAAACAATCGTGGCGCTCAATGCGCCACTATCCATAAATACTGCTAAAGCTTGCGCCATAGCAAGCTTTGATTTAATTGAGGATCGACTCATTTTGCCACCACGTTCGCTTGAATAACAGCATTAAAGTCGCGTTCAGGATCAAAAGCAATAATTGTGTATTGTGTGTTTTTAGCACAGCCCGTGAAAGAATATCGCGCATCTCGATCTGAACGCACGGATCGCTGATAAACACCGTTTTGATCGCATAACACCACTTTTACATTTGATTTTACTACGCCCATTTTGCGAGTTTCGCCTGCCACACGTGTATAGCAGTTTAATAGGCCTGCTACTTGCGTGATGTTTGAGTAAACCGCATAACCGTTAATAAACATTTAAAGCCCTCCTAGGTAAAACGGCAAGCCAATTGTCTTGTTATACTGACCCCAACTCGGAATGACCTTGTCTTGTCGATAAAATACAGGGGTTGTGATAAACATTGCGTCATTTATAAGCTTAGTGTTGTTGTATGTTGTGCCAAAATCAGAATAAGGAATGTAAATATGTGGAATCTCGCCCTTTAGCTGACCACTAACTTGAATATAGTGTGGTGCTGTCACGTTGCCTGAAACACCTGCTGAAATATGTTTAGCAAAATATGTGTTTGCTGATACTGTTGCTCCAGTGTTTGATAGTGTGTAAATGTTTGTACAGTCTCGATAATTCCAAGACCCATCTTGCTCATAAGATCCACAAAATGGCATTGAATTTGCAATCATCGCTGAGTCATAGGTGGTACTAACAACCCCCTGGATAGCATTGCTTGCTAAAAAGTATGGGTATTGCACTGTATTATCGGTTGAATTGTATACACCAAAACCGTAAACACTTTGATTGTTTGGAGTGGTTTTTCCAAGCTGATCTTGCACTACTAAATAAAATGCATTTTCATCACCAACTATCATCCATTTTCGATTACCAGCACTTCCACCATCAGCAAAATTAAAGTTCGGCGACCCTGCTACTTTAAGCAGCCCACACCACAACCATTTTGACCAACATAGCGTTGCTGACGACCCTGAACCCGTTACAGTCCAGTTTTTTTCAGGATTGTCGGCATCGAAAGGTAATTGATACCGTGATGCTATATCATCGATACCTACGCAACTTGTCATAAGTGCAACACGTGCAAATTTGGCATATGTTGAAGTCCAGCCTGCTGGCAATGTTGCATCTACTCGTAAAAATGGTCGGTGTTCAGCATCTTTATTTGCGTTTCGATATACACCTTTGCCTGTTGCAGAAAATGTTTTTTCGTAGCCTAGCGGCGGCAGTCTAGCTTGCCCAACCGTTGTAATCGCGTTAATCGAATCAAGTCGATCAATTGCGATTTGTTGTGGCGATGGCACGCCAATGATGCGCCACTTTTTATTTAATTCAGCAGGCACGAAACCACTCAAACTCACAATCTGAAACATTTTAAGCTGATGCGGTGTAGTGAAGTTAATTAAAATCACCGAGCCGTCAATTACTACTGTATTAATAGCTGGTAAATTCAAACCATTTACTAACGCAGTGTCAAGAATTTCAATCAATGAGCCCCATGTGTTGGGTAGTGTTGGTGCATTTAAGTTTTCTTCGCAAATATATTGTACTTGAGTTTCAGCAACCATAATTTTTCCATAAAAAAAGACCGCATATAGCGGTCATATTTGATTTAAATTTTAAACAACGCGGTCAATATCACCACGTAGCATGATCTGGAATTGATCTGAAATGACAGATGGTTCGGATTGCTTCACAGTTCGAATCACCCAGACCGGGAAGTTTGCAGCCACTGTATTAAAACGCAAAACGTTGCCATTGGCCCAGCCACTGCCCCAGCCTTCTTTTTTAATGGTGAAGTAAGGCACACTGGTGACAGGGTTAATTGGCGCATAGTCTGCACTGATGGCACCCGTGCCAATCTGGCCAGAGTATTCACCGATACAGCGGAATGATTGCGTGTCGGTAAACTGGATATACCAGCGCTCCTGAATAGCACCCTTGTTTGTGATTTGAATCGGATACAATGCATCATTGTAATTGGCTGGAATTGTGGCACCCACAGGCTCATCAGCCCACGTACCATTCCATGAGCCTTGCACAAACTTGCGTGTGTAACGTGCCTGCATATCCCCAATAACCAAAGCAGAACCCACGATGGTATCCACCGCATCATAGTTATGGGTTAAAGGTTTGGTAAATGTCAGCTGACCGTTAATCTGTACGTCACGAATCAGGCCCATATCCTGATAACGGTATTTCATTGTCAGTGGTGCAACCAGATTACCCAGTACGAAGTCGCCGCCCAATGTCACACGGCCATAATCATAATCAACTGTGTACAAATCGAAAGCGACTTTCGTTCCGTGAGTATCCTCAAGTTCTGCCCATGAAATGCGCTGATCATTCAGATCATAGGTGGTTCCTGCAATCGCGCTTGGCAATTCCTGCGCCTTGCTTGAGCTGACAATACCAATACCACCAACTCGAAATATCGGCACTCGACCATCAATTGGTAATCGAGTAGCAGATAGGCCTAAAATTTCTGAATCAAGCGGAATGTAGGTATAAGCCACAGCGTTATAGCGTACCGATGAAGCATCCACCCAGACCGGGACATTGATATAAGCGTCTAAGCCTTCCTGATATTCCAGTAATGGGTCATACCAGTCATTCGCTTCAATGTCTGCTCGGTTGGTTTCGGTGATTTTGGTTTTGGTATAAAAGTAAATCGTGACAAAGCCATTATCCCAATTGACCTGACCATGTGCCCGGCTGGTTTCAATCACACCGTTTTCATCAGCAGTTAAAGTTAGCTGCCCAAATTCAATTGATGCTAAAACCACAGTTAATGATTGTGGTCGGATCGGCATGATTGGGGTTCTGAAACTGATTTTATTGACCGGTAACAGGTCGGTGGTAGTGGTCAAGGATTCTAGAGTAATCGTGTTATCGGCATTCGGAGTCCAGGAATCGATTTCAACAATCCCGGTGCCGTATTGAATGACACCTGACTGAACCCCGCTGTTATTGGCCGGATTCACATTGCGATACAGTAAGCCAGTACGGTCTAGGAAAGTATCAGCACCGACCTTAAAGCGCGCTGAACCTGTCAAAATCTGCTCATCAAAACCAGAAGATAAATCCAGCTTGAGCTTGTTTGCCGTCACTGTGTGGGTTGCTGAATTGGAGCCGGAGGTATCACGATATTTAACTTGAACATCAACAGTATTAAGGGCTTTTAGTTCAACCTGCTGACCCTGAATGTCTGATGTTTGTGGAGAATAAAAAGACATATTTCCTCGCTAGGCAGCCGCATAGGTAGCCATAGGTGTAAAGGTTTGCACAAATCTGCTTGCTGTACTCTTTGGTGTGACTTCAACTGCGCCAGTGGTATAGATAATGGTGCCTTGCACTTGACCGCGGCTATTCACCAGATTACCCATAGTTGCATTCACCGGCACATCTGTCAGAGTTACAGACCCTGTAATCCCATCACTGCTTTGAAGTGGAATTTTTAACTCAACACTATTTGGTTGAATTGCTGGTCCTGTACCAATGGTAAAGGTCAGCTTTTGATTTGCAGGCGTAACATCCATCTTGGTTTGTTCAAGTGAGGATCCATAGTTATAGATCACCGAAAAAATTGTGCCTTTCTGTGGCAGCTTGTTTGGAATAATCTTGCCGGTACCGGTTGCATAGTTAATTTCACCTGTAGCATCACCAGTAAACTTACCCTGAGCATTGGATGTTGCCGTTTTGGCCTCACCTTCAAGCATCCAGTTAATGGTGATGCCCGGTAATACACCCGGCCGACCTAAATCAAAATCAAAGGCAGCTTTTTCTACACTTAAATTTGATCGTACGAAGGTGATAATCGGTGTGCCCCAGTTCAGCAGGATCGGTGTATCCACATCAGGCAAAGCACCGGTAGTGAGTAACCATGATCCAGTTTCATAGTTGATCATGCCTGAACCAAAAGACGAACTTGAAGCTTTTAATTGGCCCGATCCATCATCTTTAAGTTCATAGAACTTGCCCTGTGACATATATGAAATCGAAAGTGCACCTGGGGCCGGAATCGGAATTAAAACTCCAGTCCAGTTGGTGCTCTGGTTATTCTGAGTCACTGGAATTGCATGGCTTTGGTAATACTGATTCGGTGCAGCGGCTGGCTTGAACGTAATACTCAAATTTGCAGTACCGGCTGGTGCTGCTGCAGTCCATTGGATTAAGCCGCGCTGATAATCAATCGTACCGACTTGCGTGCCTTGGGTATTCTTTAATAATCCACCCTGATCGGTAATCTGCTGGCCTTGTAATGTGAAAGCTACACTTGATGGAATAACCGCAGAGCCGATATACAGGTTTTGGCTGACACCAATCACCATATTTGGATAATTAACAGTAATGGTGCCTTCATTGCCTGCGACCAGCACCACACTTTCACCGGCAGCGTTCACATCAATGATCGGGGTTTCAGTCTGGGCAGATGGGATGAGTTGAGCAAAGATACTTTTGGCATTTACCGTGAATTCACCCACATTGGCTTCAGAAGCCAACGCAGTCGATGAGTAATACAGACCAGTATCCGCAACAATGGTATCGCGGATGATGGTTTTGGATTTTTCACCGTTGTACCACTGACGCGCTGATAATCCGACAAAGTCAACCTCAAGAGCATCATTCAAGGAATACGTGGCAACCTTGTATTCAACATTTTTACCATTGATGACCATGATTGCAGTACGGGTTTCAACCTTGGTAATACGCACATACTGCTCACGCTCTAAGGCCTTACCTTCATCACTAATCAGAACAATCGTGTCACCTACTGACGACTCAGTTTCTTGCGGAAACATGGCCACTTGCAGTGATGACATGCCCTGCCAATGGGTATCCAGTGGGGTGCCGGCAATCTGACCGCCTTTGGCTAAATAGTTTTCCACCCGGTTTTGAGCAGACTGGCGTTCATCCGTCCAGTTCTTGGTACTAAATAGCAGTGCTGATACGTTTGGATCCGCAGGCAGTTCAGATACAAAGACTGTTGCACCCATCAATAGATCAGTGTCTTCAGTCGTGACCGCTGGAAAGACCTTGCGCATGGATACATCGCCCATAGTGCGATCCATCTCAGACACATCATTAAACAGGTTATTACTGATGCCATCCTGAACCACAACACCGGAATACTTACCACCGCCATCAGAGTTATCAGTCAAGCGTTCAGACTTGTAGATCACTAAATCCTTGGTTTCAATCGCCATCGTTCAACTCCGTAAAGCGCAAGGTCACATTAAAATAATCATCCAGTGATACTGCTGGAATTCCTTTCACCGGTGCGGCCTCTAAGGCCCCATCCTGGTGGTTAAATTTGACGGTGAATTGCCGGCTATCATGTGGTTGCTCAAACTGCAGTCTGAAATTTTCATCTTGCAGTTTTGACCACTCCAAAACAGTCCGCAGTTCACGCAACCTGATCCAACCCATCTGTGGATCTGCCGGTTGCAAGGTAATTGGTCGACCCGACTTCTTTTTGCCCTCCTGGATGACTAGAGAGCCATCCATGGCATAAGCCTGACTCTGCTCAATAGCCTTCCATGAGAATTCATCAGGCCATAAAAAACCGTCCTCTAATGGGACGGTTTCGGATGTTGCTAAGCGAATGAGTTTCATGTTGATTTCGCTATACCTTTTAATTGGTTTACCAGACTGGTCATCACATCCTTTTGGCTTGCATCGCCTGTAAGGGATAGGGTTTGACCTCCGAATTGAATGTTGTAATTCACACTATCACCACCCTTGCCATAGTCTTTAGTTGATGGCACAGAAGGAATGGACGGCGCGTAGTCATTCAGGCTGCTGGAACCTGTAGAGGCTACATTAATAGATCGAAGCAATTCATTGATCTTGTTAGTACCATGTTGCGTAGTAATTCCCTTAGCCGCTGCATCGTCATACATCTGTCTCATGAGCGTATCTAGACCACCTACACCGCTATTGCCATAACTGGCCATCTTGGCATCACGATCCGCCTCCATGGCTTGTGACCAGATATTACCAGCAAGTTTTTTGGCATCTTTATCGTCATAACCTTGAGATTTCAGCATAGAGATAACATCATTCTTGTTATAAGAATCATAGTTATCCAAACTGCCAAGCGATTTGCTTTGCTGCTTCATGGCCTTATCAAATTCGCCTTTGGCCTTAGTCACTGCATCAGCCCAAGCTTCAGCAGATGTTTTGGCTTCCTCGCGTGCCACTTGACCGGCATGACGGAAGCCATCACCGATACCACGCGCAGAGTCTCTGACACGGTGATTCGCTTTTTCCCATTCATCCATGGATTTGACGGCGGCAACACCTGTGTCATCAATTTGAATCTCAAGATTTCGCCCTGCATTAGCGGCATTAGTTGCAGCAATGACACCAGCATCACCAGATGCAGCAGCAGACTGAGCAGCTTTTTCATAAGCCTTTTGAACACCTTCAGCAGTTGCCTTACCGCTATCCCGGATCGTGATGTAATCCATCAAAGCCTGTTGAGCTGAAAGCTTTAGGTTTTCCTTAGTCTCAATACCAAGACGCCTGAAAGCTTCTGTGACAGGGTCAATATCATCTGGTAGTCCTTGAGCCTGCATTTTGATAGCAATTAAGCCTTGCTCAACCTGAGATGTTGAAATCTGACCTTGAGTACCAAATTCCTGAAGCTTGGCTTTTGCATAGTCGATTTCAGCTTGGCTTTTCGCTGTTTCCAGCCATTTAAGCCAGGCCTGATATGTCACATCACCAGCTTGCTTACCCTCAACGCCTAGCTCCTCAAGGCCATTTGTAAAGTTATCCAGCTGACCTTCTGTTTCTTTGAATTTTGAAGAAACTCGGTTGAGCGAGATATCTAAATCAATACCAAGTGCAGCAGCAGCTTTACGGGCTTGGTCTGTCGCATTAACTTGACCATCTGTGGCGATAGCCGCATCTTGCATCGCTTTAACAACAACTTTACCAGTGCTATCGAATTCACCTTGTAAGCCCTGAGCAGCCAGCTGTGCATTCAAAACTTTCAACTGTGCCATGCCAGCAGCATCAGCTGACTGAATCATTGCATTTGCAACAATCTGTGCAGCCTGAATTTTAGCATCTGTGATTTTCTGACTTTCAGCCTGATATGCTTTTTCCTTGACATCTAATTCAGCTAGACCTTTTACGGCCTGATCAATTGCTGCCTGATTACCAGTCTTACGCGCCTCATAAAGTTGCTGCTCTAGTTGAACACGCTCATCACTGATAGCCATGTAATCAGCCTTATGCTTCTCCTCTTGAATCCTTAATTCATCCAGAGTTTTTCGGCTGTCAGTAATACGCTCCTCATTTGCTTCGTTTTCTGTTTGACGTATGTCCTTGATTGCCTCTTGAGTGGCAGACTTGCTTTCAAGTGCAAGCCTATTGGCTTCCCGTCCATTCTTTTCGGCCTGTCTGAACAGTGCATCTGAAGCGTTCTGAGCTTGAGTAGCAAGGTTGTCAAAACCCAGAAAATCCAATACCGCAGCATTTAATGAGTAAATACCACCAGCGATAAACTGAATACCTGCAAGTAGTAATTTAAGCCCAATATTTAGTCCTGTAGCAGCATCAGAAACAACACCCAGTGCAACCTTAAAGACATTGAACAGGGTGGTTAATCCACTAACCTCTTCCTTGCCACCCATAATTGCGTTAAATAGCGGGGCGATTGCATCCAAGGTAGATGTGAAAGCACTCCAAGCGGTTTCAGCGATTCCAGCCATACTGGATATGACATTTTTAATCGTGTCGTAGACAGCAGATAAAGTACTTCTAATTGCCTCAATTGTAGATGGATCAATCTCAGATAATTTATCCTGAAACCACCCAACACCTTCAGCCACATCATCAAAGAATACTTTTAAAATTCCAAGATTATCAGCGATGATTAACAGGGCATTCGCTACGGCGGCACTTGACCCATTAGCTTGATCCATCTCACCAATCAGGATTTGCCATTGTGTTGCTATTCTGGCTAAGGCATTGCCGATAGTGGTTGGGAACCTAGCATAATCAGCTTCAATTGCTGCTGATTGGTTTTGTAGGGCTTTAATAACTTTCTCGGCTGACAGTTCGCCGTTTTCAGCCATCTTGCGGAGTTCACCGGTAGTTACGCCAAGTGACTGGGCTAGTGCTTTAGAGATGCCAGGAGCCTGCTCCATGATGGAGTTAAATTCATCACCACGTAAAACGCCTGATTGCAGCGCCTGTGTCAGCTGAACAATTGCTGCTTCGCTTGCTTGAGCAGATCCGCCGCCGGTCTGAATAGCCATATTAATGGTTTTAACCAGATCCAGACTTTGCTGCTGGGTCATCCCCATCTGTTTGCCCACATCATTCACTTTCGTGAATAAGCCCGCAGTAGCATCAAGGCTTGAATTAGTCATCAATGCGACTTGGTGCACACCAGCCATTGCTTGCTGGAAGTTACCACCATCACTGGTTGCGATATTAATTCGAGCTGAAAGGTTGGTGTAAGAGTCTGCTGCCTGAGCAAGCTCTCGAAGCCCTAAACCAACGCCAATTGTAGCTAATGCCCCCACCAGTGCAGTTACAGCAAACTTAGCCCCATCCATGCCTTTAGAGAGGGTAGAAACTCCGGAATTTGCCTTTTGAGCAGCTGGCTCAACACCATTCAGTTCACTTTTAAGCTTTTCGATTTGCTGTTCGGTGATCTTGGTTACACGCTCTACTTCTTCAGCCGGCAATTTGCTATTAGCTTTAAAATCCTCCAGCTTCTTTGTAAGAGCTGCAATAGCATCATCTACTACTGTAGGCGGCTTGATACCTAGTGCATCATAAATCGCATGGCCAGCTTGCTTAGCACTACCGGATGCCTTATCTGTACTGGTAGTGACATTCTGCATTGCAGTAGTGGCTTTTACATTAAATTCTGAAAAAGCTGATTTGGTTAGATCTACTGCTTGCTCGAGGCCTTTGACCTTGTCACCAGCTGCCTTAATCTCATTAAGTGTTACAGCTTCACTGCTTTTTTCTAATGCTGAAAATGCATTTCTTGCTGTCAGTAATTCACGCTCTAAGGCATTAATACTATTGGTGCCAATACTGCCAATACGCTCAATTTCTTTGGTGCTAAGACTTGCGCCGTCACCCATACTTTCAATTGCACGGGTAGCAGTCTGTGCTTCACCTACTACCCCGGTTAGATCTACGGCGCTAAAACGTTGTACCTGGTTAATAGCTGATTGAGTAGCACCATCCACGCCCTTCATGGCATTGATCGCTACACCTTGATAATAATTGAAGGCACTGGAGGCTTCATTGATGGCGTCTTGAATACTCAGAACACGCTGTTTGGCAATTTCAATATCTTGCAGAGTACCATCAGTGCTTTGCAGTCGAACCAGTTCTGCCTGAGCAGCTTTAAGAGCTAAATTCAGCTCATTAAGGCCCTGTTCACCAGCACTCGACATTGCACGGAGTTCACCAGCGCTGATAGTCGACTTATCGCCCAGAGATTCAATTTCTTTTGCAGCAGAGAAGAACTTATTACCCAGCATTTCTGCAAGTTGAACAGCATCACCAGGAATGGCACCACCGATTTCAAAGCCGGCCTTATTAGCCTTGTTAGCTGTGTCTTGAAGCTCATTACCTAAACCGTCAATCTTGCCAGCTGTCTGAACAGCTTGACCCTGCAGCTCGCCAGCAGCTTGAGATACCTCACCTAGCTTGCCTTTAGCCTGATCAGCCTTCTTTTGAAGATCATCAGGAACAATTTTACCAACCTCTTTTCCTGTTTCTACGGAGGCCGCTTTAAGTCCATCCGCTTCCTTTTTCAAAAGAGAAATGAATGACTCCCAATTATCTTTAGATGCTTTGGTGCCAGCATCAAAGCCCTTGGTGTCAGCATCCATGACTAATTTGAATGTTAAATTTTTACCAGACATACTGACCTCAAATTTTAGGCAATAAAAAACCCGCAGTGGCGGGTGAAATTAGGTATTAAAAAACCACCCGAAGGTGGCTTAGTTGGAAACTGAAGTTATCTTTCCATTTGTAAAGTGTAAGTACTTTGAGCCTGAATATGGTGTTCTATATATCCACTGCTCAAATACATTATTTGTCGTAGTGGTTGTGTTGATCTTATCCGGATAACCCCACGTTGATTTTTCAGCTTCAGCTTTAGTCATTCCAACACGTGGCTCTTTTCGAGCAGCCCATTCCGCTTTCTCTTTTTCTGCTGTAGCCTGTTGCCCCTTGATCTTAGCTTGAGCTTGCTGAACTTGATTATGCGACTCTTTTCCTGCACAAGGTTTCCCCTGATAGACCGTTTTTCCGTTTACAGTACAAGTGTAAACTTGAGAAGCGAAAGAGTTTTGAACTAAGAGACCCAGTATAATACCTATAAAATAATTCATCTGTTGCCTCGCTTAAAGATTACGCCAAAGAATTTTCACAATTCTATCTCGACATAAAATGACGGTATATTCCTGTAAATCTACCTGTTTTACATATTCGGTAGCTGCACAGTAAAGTCGCCCATCTTCTAGAACGTAAAATCTTGGTTTACTTACTTCAAGTTTATCCTTAAGCGCCTGATGGCTATCCCCGATCTTTACTAGATCCCCAGATGGTGTACGGATGCTAGTGGTTGTTTTATCTGCATACGCGAACCCCGACACCAAACATAAAGCTAATAATAATTTTTTCACACTAACCCCCTAAATAGTTATTTACGCATCATAACTTTAGGGTGCTACTTGATCAATCAGAAACCATTTCTTTCTTGAATGATTCAAAGCCTTTTTTATCGGATTGAGCTACACGTCCAGCAATAGCGTTATTGAAGATCCGCTGCTTATACAGCTTATTTGCTGCTTTGATATAGCCTTGAAATGCACCGTAGGTCATTTGCATGATCTCGCTATGCTGATGGCCCATTGATACCAGAAACTGGAATGAATCAAACCAGGTAGAGTCATCTTTCTTTTTGATCCCACGCTTTGGCTTTTCATATTTAAAGTAAGCCTGATTGACCAAGAGTATTGCTTTCAATAAGCCCTTAAACCCCTGTTCATCTACGGCGAACTTTACCAGTGATTCTTGGTTTAAATCTGTCACACATGCCATTGTTGAAATGACTTGTACAGCATGGGCTTTGAGTAGATCTGTCAAAATCTCATCTGAATGATTCTGGTCTTTGATAAAGTTCTTTAATACTTCAGCATGCATTGCCCAGGTGTCAAAGTCTTTCATCTGGATCTGACGCACTTCAATGTCATTAACTTTGATACTGCGATTCGTTGCTAGGAAAAAATCATTCATGACGGGTCTCGAGTTAAAGTTTAGGCATTAAAAAAGCACCTTCGGGTGCTTTCTATTAAAGATTTAGTCTAGGACTCGTCTATGTTGTGAAAATTACTAACATTTCGTTAATCAAATCTACAAAATAATTTCATCAGAAAAGCATTCTTACGCAAAACTAGATCCTTCTAACTCTAGCCTTGAATATCTTACATATCCCGACATAGCTGCTACATCCACGATTTAAATCATTCTCTACACTGAAATTAAGTCTTAGAAACGTAGAGGAAATTCAAATGAAAAAGTATTCGAAAATTCTAATCTTAGGTTTAATGGGATTTACTGGTACCGTAGCTATCGCAGCTGACTCGATTCCAATAGAAGCCACTGCTGCAGCTGAAGCACAACAGGTTGCTTTAGAATATGCAGATGGTAAGGACCAAAAATCCGAGTCATCTGGTGAATAAAAGAAAGCCCTTAATTAAAGGGCTTTTTAATTACTTCCAGCTTGGCGTACAAGCACTCTTCCATGACAACTCAAATTGCTTTTGATCCGTCTGATTTTCTACAAGCACTATATTTTTTTCAATCACAACAAAGCGTTGGAAAGCAGTGTATTTGTTATCTTTGTCCCTATAGCTTACCTCTCCACACTCTCCTATTTGATTGCGGAACTTAGCTGAATCAGGATTGGGAATGAATTCTTTTGTAGCTTCTTTTGCAAATTCAAGCTGTTCCTTTTTGCTTGTTTCTAAATCAAGATGCTGACCACTAGATTCCTTGTGTCCACACCCAGCTAAAATCACAATAAAAAAGAATAAGCTTAAATTTTTCATAATATCCCCATGTATTAAGGGCGACACTTTACATTAATTTTCAATCTTATCTAAAGCCTAGGGAGAGTGGATTTGTAAAGTTATGTTTTACTATTTTAAGTCTTTTTAAAATTGACCCTATATATCCAGGTGAAACTTCCACTTATCAAAAAACCGCCCCAAAGGCGGTTCTTAGCTTACTAACTTACTGACATACAAGATAAATAAAAGTAGAAATAATTATTACGGCTAGGATGGAGACAAATATTTCTATTTTAGTCATAGCAGTTTTATTCTTAACATGAACTGAATATCTTTTATATCCCCATCAGATGAAAATTAGAATAACAAAAGATTACATAATCTTTATTTTTTACTATTTATTAAGTTTCATCTTAAATGTTTTAAGACTTATTACTATAAGGCAGGCACAAAAAAAGACGCATAGCGCCGCGGAGTTCTTTGTGCCTGCTTGGGTTTAGCCTTATTTAAGATGAAACTTTAAAACGATCAATACAGCCAAACGGTCCAGCTTGAGGATCACTTGCTTTTGAAGAGTCTGCTAGGCATTCACCTTCTACATCAAATGAAGCAAAGTCTTCATTAATCAAATCAAACTCTGTTTCTGGCGAAAACTGTACTCGCCATAATTCAACGGAAAGCTTGTCGCCCGAATATGTATCAACGCCTTTAAATAGCAGCGCATATTCTCGGCCCATATGAGTGGCTAAAGCTGTGCGCTCTACGATACCAGCACTTCCTGACCATGAAACAGGTTCAGCAGGTGCTTCATTGAATTCAACCGTCCCAAATACTGAGTCAAGTGTGTACGTAGAAGCTTCAATCGTAGTACTACCAGATTTAAAGGTGACTTCACTTAAGTTTCGATGACCTAAATTGATCATTTCGCCTGCACGCACTGTACCAAGTGACTGACTAGCAATTGGAGTAACCGTAGTAGTAAGTGTTTCTCCACTAAAAATAATATCCTTATTTTGCTTTTTCACTTCTTCCAGTGTTCCACTCAACGTAACACCTGTCGCTTTACGCAAAATAGCATCCTTTGCTCGGGTGCCATCCTTTGCAGTGTAATGATCCGTAGTTTCAGAAGAAATTGCAATTTGCATACTAGGGGTATTGCCCATTGTTAAATATGGGCCTGCAACATCATTTGTGATTAAAGCTGCGAAAAACTCACCTTGAAGTGAGATTAAATCTGGTTTAGCCATTATTTTTCATCCCCTGTGGTTTTCTTGGCTGGAGCAGCAGTTTTTACTTCAGGTACTTCCTGAATGATGCCATCTGCAGCTAATTTTTTAATCTGAGCATCACTTAGCCCACCGACTACATCGCCCTTTTTGAAGCGACCGACAGGCTGAGTTGCCTTGTATTGTTTCGCCATGATTGGCTCCTAAATGAATTTTTGTGATTCAAAAATTATGGTGATGTATGCAAAGCCCGGACTATACCCATCCCGAACCGATATGAAATCCAGTGCAGTACGTGATGCTTGAGGCTGCCAACCGGAAAGCAGTTGAATCACCTTCTCAGTCAAAAGCCCCGCTTCATCACTTACAGCACGTCCATCGGTCATTTGAGATTGAGCATTGCGACACGCCACCGTAACCGCCCATTGCTGGCCGATCTGGTTGATGCTTCCACGACCTGCACTTGCCTTTTTATCTATACGGACAAAATTGACATGTGCCGACGGCGTGACCTGCGACATCTCTGTTACGCTGACTGAATTCAACGGCGTATAGATCTTTAGAAATTCTGGAATTTCTTTCAGCTTTTCTGCAATCTCATCACGCACCGCGAAGAAGGTGCTCATCTATAAAACTCCCGACAATATCCAAAACCATAACTTCATCTTCAGCATCAAGGCCGAGTTGAGTCCGAGGTGGAATAATGGATTGCTTAACTTTCCGATATTGGCTACCCACTGCAAAAGTGATGTATTGGCCATTCTTGGGTAGGATGGTTGCGCCGTAATGCAGATGTGGTGCGTACGCAACATCTGTACCCACCTCCACACCGCTTGAAAGAACATTATGTGTGTAGGAATTCATTAAGCGGCCAGTATCACGTAGCGTCTCGCCACCCTGCATACGTGCACGCCATGAAATCTTCCACGGGTTACCATTCACATCAGTACCGGTTAGAAATCGATGTTGAACACTGTCTACAAGCCCAGCACCAATCTCATCAAACAACTGACTCTTCAGCGAATCGAAGCTACCTAATTGGTTCAGCACTGCTTCAATAGGTGAACTATCAGCTTGAATGGTTATTGCGAAAGCCATAAACACCTCACTTCATGCTGGGCATCATGTCTAAAGTGGCATCACCAAATACACCACCGGTATACGAAGTACCGACTGGCGCTGTCGAAGGTCGCCCCTTAGGTTGGTCATCCACGATCTGGCTTGTTTCCGGTAACTGAATCTGCAAATGTGCCTTGTTGTCAGCAACACGTTTTAAGAATGCGATTGCATCTTCATAACGTTGACGCACCTCTTCGGTGGGTTGCTGAAAGTAAAGACGATAGCGTGCAATGTCACACGCCATACGCTTTAAATTACTTGGCACATTGGGAAGCGGCAAAGGATAACGGCCGCCGATGTGACCGTTGATTTCCTCTGTTGCATCCTGAATTGCATCAGTTACTGAGGACTGAGAAGGAAGCATCGTTTTTAGATTTTCAATCTCATCACCAAATCGTACGACCAAATCTGCTTCAGTCGCATACATAGATCACCTACTTGGTTTCATCCGCTGGCTTGGTATCCGCCTTAGGCTTAGCTGCAGGTTTCACCTTTTCAAGTTCAGCCACTTTAGCCTTTAGCTCAGCAACTTCTTGATCAGCCTTATCCTTGTCAGCAGCTGCTGTCTGATTCGCTTCGGTTAGGGTTTTATTTGCTGCTATTAGTTCAGCATTGGCCTTTTCAAGTTCAGCCAAACGTGCAGCGGTATTGTCTGCTTCTGGCTCTTCCGGCTCTTGATATTCTTCAATAGCCCCAGATGCTAAAAGGGCCTGAAGTTGTTTAGCTTCAAGCCCTTTGATTTCATCACCTGGCATAAAATGCCCGATGGATTGTTTTGCTGTGTACTTCGGCATGTCTTGCTCCTTATAGGGTGATAAAGCCAGTACCACCGACGACACCATTCTTGTTAGACGGCACAACCAGTGGAGCAGATTCAGTCATTAGCATGATGCCGCTTGGATCTTCACAATACCACTGGCGGTCAAAGTATTGCTGAGCAACGCCGTTGGCCAACATGTTTTTAATCTTACAGTGAGCAACTGAACCATTAGTATCAGAGATCAAAGAGAAGTAATCCTTAGGAATAAAACGATTCACCTTGCCCTTGTTGCGGTAGGTTGCGTCATATACCCAGAATTCGATTCCATCAAAAGTACCTTTGAAGGTCGCTGATTCCTTAACACCAAAACTTGGATTCACTGGAACAGAAATACCAGCATACGGCGTGATGAACTCTTTCTTAAACTCTTCATTGTTCCAGAGAGCTGCCCAAACCAAGCCAGACATAATAGACAGCTTAGTCTCACCACCATCAGCAGCCAATTGACGTTCAAGCATGGTGCGAATATCCGTTACCGGCTTGGCACCTGCTTCATTCCACTTGGTTAACGGCGTAAATGTCAAAGATGCATCACGACGGTAATCCACCAGGTTGTATTCATAATCATCAGAATGAAGTGCATATTTACCGTTTTTCAGTAAATCAATCGCCATCATCAGGACTGAGTTATCAATTGCATCATGGTTACGCTTCATTACCGAGATTTGAGCAATGATCATTTGCTCTTGCTCAGATAGTCGCTGGTTACCAGTTGAGATGATACCTGCAGTACGTAAACGTTCCAGCAAGGCAATTTCAAAAGTTTCAGCCGGAGTGACTTGGTTCTTTGGCTTGTAGTAAGCCGGTTTAACATGGCGTACTTCACCAGATTGAGTAGTATCAAATGGCTTACCAGGCTGTTGCGGAGATACCAGCGGCGCCAGATCATGTTCGGCAGACACTTCAGCCAAAGGCACATCATCACGGGTGAATAACGGGCGATTTGGGAAAAGCTTGTCTAAAAGCCAGGTATCCATTGGACGGTAATTTGAGTGGATCAGTGCAAGCTCGCCCACATCAAGAAGTTCAAGTGGAGCACCTTCAATATTAAAAGACTGTGGCATGTTGTTTTACACCTTAGAAAGTTCGATTTTGTTTTTAGTTGCCTGTGCACGTGCTGCGTCATATTGAGCAGTTGTAAGCAAGGTTCCATTTACCGATACAGCTTCGACATTAAATACGCCGCCGTAATACACTGGGATTTCGATCCCATCAGCGGCCTTGATTGTGGCTTCTGCAGCTGATACATCCTGACCACAGATCACATCCCATGTTTTTTCATCAGTGGCATGGGCCACCACATTGGCATCTGACAGTGTTAAAAGATCGCCGTATTTAAATGCTGTGGCGGTTGGCACCTTGGCATTAGCACGACGTAATTTTTCATTGTCCAGGATCAGCCGTTTTGAAGTGACCGAAATAGGCGGTACATAATGAATAGCCATGAATTATTTCCCCTTTTGTTCTGCAAATGCTTGTGCACCAGAAGTGAATTTGTGAGTGTCATTGTGATTTGACTGACCACCTTGCCCTGGGTTTGCCTGATGAGTGAATAAGTGAGCAAATGCCGGATTTACACCTGGTGTTTGTTGTTGCTGTTGTCCAGCTGGTGGCTGCTGAGTAGTACCTGCTGAGAATTGACGAAGCTGCTTAGCAGTAAAGCTAAAAACTGAATCATCCATATTGGTATAAGCGGTTTTATCTTCCGCACTAAACTGTGTCTTCAGTTCAGTTTCTAAAGCAGCAATATCATCAGCACGCTTTTGCGCTTTGAATTGCTTAAGTTCAGTCAGGGCATCATCACGCTCACGTTCTGCTTGCTCTTTGGCCTGTTGTGCTTTTTCTAATTCGGTCACGTCTGTGTCCTCTTTGGTTGGGTTTGGGTTTGCTTTGCCCGAGAAGGCTTTGATTGATGTGTTGCGATCAGCACCGGTCGAGCAGATTGTAAATTCACGAATACGGTTTTGACGGAAGATTGTGATCGGGCCTTCAAAGGATTGACCATTCACAGTGACTGTCTTGCCTTGAGACACTTCTTCAATCGATCCCGGATCAATCATCATCGACATCTGGAACGGGAAACCATCATCAGAGTCCTGGACAATTTCCTGTGCTTTGGCGTTTGTAAGGAAATCACCTGATACATCAATCTTTCCGTTTGTATCCACGGTTTGAACGACACCAATTCGACTTGAGCCGAAGTGTTCTTCAAGTAAGGCTGTCGGCTTATCAATCTCAATTCCATCAAGATCAAAGACCACGCCAGAGCGTCCCCAATACCAGTGACCATCTACACGACCACCAGCATAAGCAGTGCCTTTAAATTTCCGTTTCTGCCCTTCCTCGGCTTTGGGTACCTCAATCGCAGAGGCATTAAATAAATACTTCAGCCGTTCTTCATTTGGATCTGGCATTTTTCATGCTCCATAAAAAAACCGCCCAGAAGGCGGTAATATTCATTTTTAAATTAGTTCAACAAGGGCTTGAGTGTATAAACCATCTGCCCTTCCACCGCTTCAATCGAAACCACCTCAAAAGATAGCCCCATCGGCATGAGAACGCCGTTACCAGCATTTAACATATCCAGATCAATGCCCAGCCCTTTGGCATTTTCAATCTTAATCACGATATCTGAAGCTGTATCAGCCATCAGCAACGGCGCATTCAATTGAACTGTCTGCCCCACCTGATAAGCCGCTACTTGATTAAGTGTCGCAGCACCCACTACGGTTGAAGCCGTATTACTTGCCACAGCCTGAATTGCTGCCATATCGGTACTAAGCCAGCGTTTAAGGACATCATCAGCCAGTGAGCTTGTAGCGGAGTTTAAGTAGCTACTTATTGCAGCATCATTTCCTTGCACATAATCCAGAAAGGTACGGATCGCACTTGGCCGAATACTTGGATCAAGTGGAATTACCGTATTGGCTACCGTATCAAACAGGTCCCGAGTCTTATCATCCATCGGAGCAAACAGACTGGTGAGCTTTTTACTTGCCATCCATTCAGCCTTAATGACTTCTTTCTGCTCGAGGAGATATTCCTTATCCAGACTCGAAGCACTGATCTTTTTATCCACCAGCGATTCTAGTTCACCAAACTGCAATGGGTGAGAACTCCAATCCAAAGCCTCGGCAATTTCAGGCAACTGATCATCAGGTGTAATGCCGTATTTCAATGCCTGCTTCTCTGTTAAAGCTACGCACGTGCATCTACAACGGAAACCCGTTGGAGGATAATGTGTTAGCCAGAATGGATGATCAATCGGCAGTACGATACGATTCAAAGCTAAATGAGCAGGACGCACTCGACTATCATTGATCGCTGAGTACATTAGGTACGAGCGCTTAGCCTTATTTCGTTGCTGTTGTTGCCACCGCCCATGACCGTACGCACTCTGGATGTTGGTACGAAATACATTGTCCAGGTAGTGCTTTGGCAGAATGATTTCAGATTCTTCAATGAGCTTCTGAAAATCTTTAAAAGTACCGCCGTCAGCAATGGATTTATTCACTGCCTTAATGACCGTCTCAATTTGCTCAAGACTCGATAGAAAACTAACCGTAGTTGCCATCTGCCGGGTCTTTAGATCCATTGAATAAAACTCATCAGGCAGCACGATTTTTTTACTGTGAGCAAACCGAAGTGCCTCAAGGAATGTGACTGGTTGCATAACTTACTTCCCATTTTGCGCCGTCACATACCCCAACACATCTGCCGCATACAAAGCCTGATCTAGATTGGCCGTGAACTGAGTCTGAGTTGCACCAGGTATTAATTGCATCAGGTTATAAGCCAGACTTTCAGGGCTATCAGACTTGAATACCAATTCCTTGACCTGATCCGGTTTCAGTAACTGCAATTCATCCTGACCATCAGTCAGTTCTTCAACTTCCTGCTGCTCTGGTGAGAGCTTGTTTGCAGATGCCTTAAAGTTAAATGCTTGGCGCGGTAATGCAGAGAATTGATTGAAGCTGGTAGGAACCTGCTCATTCAAATCCCCTTCCTGTAGACCATACTCGCGAACAAAATATTCTTTAGACAGATTTGCACCCGCATTCTTTAAATGGACATCACGCTCTGCTTGGTCCTTATTCAGTGGTTTTGGTTTCTCACCAAGCATCACTTCATAATCCCCCCAACCGTTTAAAGCGCATAGAGCATTGACCACAGCCTGTAAAGTTGGTGTGACAAGCCTAATATCAGATTTAAGCTTATCCATTCGTACATTTTCATGCACTTGACCAAGACTGTAGCTTCCCTTCCCATCAGTCCCGCTGGTAAGTGTCTGCCCTAGTACAACTTTCTGGATCTGACGAATCAGCTGATTATTAAATGCCTCAAACGCTGCCCCTGCTGAACCGTTTGTTCCTGGTGCGGAAAGAATCTGAACATCATCATCTGCATCAATCGACAATACGCTTTGAGCATGAGCAGTTAACAAGGCTTTGCTCATATCATCAGTTTCAGTATCTTTGCACTTACCCAGTAAGATTGGTGTTCCAAAACGTTCGAGGAATTTCGCCCAGAATTTGAAGCCATTCTGCTTAAAGAAGAATAACCAATACAGCGTGGCTAATAGCGCTTTACCATATGGCTGTTCGTATGTGGCTTTACGGCGTGTTAAGAAGAATTTGAATGCTTGATCTACCTCATGCTCTGCATTGTTTCCATCCTGACGATAGATTAGCCGACCATCATTCTTAGGCTCAAACCATTGCATCGGTTTTTCACCAATCCATTGCAAACCAATATAACCTTCCGACTTTAGCTCATATACAGCTTCCTGAACCGAGTACCCGAAGAACAGTGCACTCATGGCAGCAGTCGCAATTTCATGGAACCATTCTTTCAGGATGAGATTCAGCTTTTCCGCTTCATCCGTATCATTTGGTTCAATTCGCAATGGCGTTGCTAAAAGTGCATCAATCCGTGTTTCAACTACTTGTGCAATCTCGTCATCATCAAGCAGTACACGCAATCTGTGGCGTGTAATTCCAGCTTTGCGCAGCACTTCATCGGTATCTGGTTGCTTGCCAAAGTTCACCAGAAACTGAGTGACTGCTTCTTGAGTGTATAAATTGCCGTAAGACAAAGCCTTCTTTGACGCTTTGTCCTTTTTAGACTTTGCCATGTTTTTTCCTTCTCAATAGGTTCGAGTACCTGCACCTGCAGGTTTTTTCCGTTTTCGCTCACGGATATCACTAAAGCAAATCATGACGCCGTCTGCTCGGTTTGGAGATAAAGCCCCGTCTGGTTGCTTATTGACTAGGATTTTGCCTGCACCATTCTTAGTATAAGTAGGCTGTGAAAGCTCTCGCTTGAGCTGTTCAAGCTCCTGCTTGTTTATATCTTTGGTAGAGAGCGAAATAAGATTGTCTGGGTCATATTGCATACCTTGTAAGGCTCGATAAGTATTCTGAAATCTTATGCGCAGTGACCACCACATCTGAGCTTTAAGATTGGCAAAGAAGTCTACATTTTTACGCGCCTCAACCATTTCCTGCTCCGGGTTGTGCACCGCACCTGAGCCTCGGAATGGATTTGCTTCGATCTCCGGAATACCTTTGGATCTATTCTGCTCATTAATGACTCGGGCATCACCACGTACACCAGCACCAAGTCCATCGGCATCGTAATAAAACGAGTTCAAACGTAGATCAAGACAAGCATCAATAGCTTTCTGAGTTGTGCCAAAGATGTCATCACCAACGCCTGACCAAGTGTCCAAATACTGCAGTACGATGCCATGACGTGCGGCAAAAGAGTTTTTATCCTTACCCTCATCTGCCACATCAAGCGCACCCATACGTTCGCCTGAAGGCTGAATATCTAAATGGAGATGAGCATCGACTGCAGCCTGCACCCATGCTGATGGAATCAATACACCTTCTACTGACGCGGCATAATCAATATCAACTTCTTGAGCTAAAACGATGTCATCAAGTGTGGCCAATTGTTTTTCATACCAGGGATGAATTAGCTTGCCATTAAATTCGACCTGCCAGTTCTTATCTGGGTTATCACGCCATGCCATCGTAAAAACGGCGTAACGACCACTAAAACGATCCTGGTGAAACTTGTCCCCAATACCGTTTGGTGTAGATCCCTTGATATGTACGTTTGTGTTTTGAGAAATGGCAGCATCAACAGCTTCTTGCCGCTCTACGAATGCCCATTCATCCAGAAAGTACATTGTGGTACGACCACCACGGCCAATATTGTCACCAGCCTCACCCGTAACCGTTGCGCCGTTGTCCGGGTTAATGATTCGCATGTAGTTATCATGCACTTTCTCGACAAAACCTTTAGGCTTCATCCAATCCGGCAACTTGGAAAACATATCCCTGAATTTGTGCAGTAACGTTTTCGGATCACCTTTCTTATCGACCAAATCCTCTTTACGACTACCGACACCACCTGCAAAGCCTTCAACAAATAACCACCGGTGCAAATAAAAGCCAAGTACAACGTAACTCATCCCCTCATCACGACTTTTTTCAATTAAGCCGTGTGTCTGGGTGCTTTCACGCTCTAATAGCCAATCAACAAGCTCAACCTGACCAGGACGCAAAACAAAAGGAATATTCGCCGGCAGTCCAAAAGGCATGCCCCGTGGATCATAAGTCCATACCCAGTGATTAAACCAATGAGCCGGATCATTCTTACATTTGTAGATTTCAGCCTCTCGACTTAGTTCATTCTGCTCTATCAGCATCCGGTAGTAATAGCGCCGTTTCATCTCTTCAATGATTTCAGGTAGACGTGTATTGATCGTCCACTCTTTAATTAGTGGCGCTATATCTTCGATTGCATAAGTCATAACTTGCCATTAATTGCTAAACGCGAAAGCTCTTGCGCCGTCATGCCAGCAAGCTGTTCAGGTGTATATTGAGGAAGATTTTTAGTTTCTTGCTGAATAGGTCCGCCGTCTGGACCAGTGATTTCCTGCTTTGTCACACGGCCATCTGTTTCTTGGAATGCCTGTTTCAGCAGATTTTGTTTTGCCCGTTTATTTTTTCCAGAATCCTCATACATCTTCTGAAGCTCACGTAAACGAAACGCCTTGTTAGCAATCGCAATATCATCAATATTTTCACGAAACTCTTTGCGAGTTTGCTCAAATAAATCCTTTAACTTTTTACTGAGATTACGACCTGCATATTTTGTCGGGTCATAACTGTGACATTGTTTTCGATCAATCTTGATCTTATATATTTCTTCTACCGCGTCTGCCACTTGTTGAGGGGTTTCAAAGCAAGCAAGAGACTGAACTATAAACATTTTTACAGGCTCTTTTAATGCTGCCATAAATACCTCTTTGTCGTTCTACGTCGTACAAGATAGGCAAAAAAATTTAACCTATGACACAGTTCCCACAACACGCAGCCATACTTTTTTCAGATACAAACGGCGCATTTTTGGAGATTTCCAAAAGTCTTTTTACTGACTCATCTGCGCCCCATCGCTTAGTTTCACCAAAGAACACTTCAACATCATGGCCAGCCAGGTAATGCTTAGGCAGTCCGGTCATATCGCTATAAATGATTTCACCATCTTCATCACGTTCTACACCGATGTGATAAAGCTCATGCTCAATCAGGCGACAAAACTCACGATCTGAGGCTTGCTCACAGAAAGCAGCATCCACAGTAATCAAGTATTGAGGTACAAAGCCAAACCAGTCTCGCATCTGCTGTTCCTGACGTGCTTTCTTCCAGCCACCCTGGTTAAACATGACCTTTTCACACTGACCCAGCACCATACGTTTTTTCGCTACAGCGGCAGATGAAGCCCAGGCGAATGCAAGGAACTCTTCATTGTCGTGAAGTAGCTCAGCAATATGGTCGTGATCTGGGTTATGTAGTTCACCACCGAGAGTAAGCCAGTTATTCACGACCCATTCTTTAAGCTCTGGTGCCGGTGCCAAACGAATGGCTTCTTCTTCCTCAGCCTGATCAATCAGCTCCGTCGGCGGGAATGGTCTGAACTGTTCCATCTTCTAATCTCTCTAACTGACTTCGAATCCAGTTAATTGCATAACCCGATTCAATCTGATGAGGTTCAAGGCGCACAAATGTATAACCTTGATCTTCAGCAAGATCATACTTATTAAATGAATTCGCTATCTTTTTCCCACCACGACCAACCGCCCATGGACTGCCCACAATTTCTATAAGAAGGTTCAGCTTCACAATATAAAAATCAAACCGCCAATTTTTGGTTGATTCAAATTGAAACTTTCGACGATAACCAATGGCATGTTCTTCTAATTCTTGAAATAGGGTTTCTTCTGCTTCTAAGTATTTTTCTTTGGCTTTCGGTAGTGGCTTATTGCGGGGTTTGGTTTTGATTGGACGCTTCTTGGTTTTCCAGAAATATTCTTTTTCGTCCATATACACCCCTTGTATCAGCAATGTATCGAGAAGATATAAATTAAATACCTTGACTATTTAAATAGTGATACAGATCAATCTGGCGACCGGTTTATTATAAAAACCTTTGAAATATAAATAAGATATAAACATTTAAATCCTACATATATCTACACTTATCCCTCCAAATCATCCCATTGTAAGTGCTACTAGTATGTCACTCTGAATAGGTCGAATCTTCGGCAACAAAAATTGAGAAAACTATGTTAGTTAATACAAATACCGCTCAAAAAGCTTCTTTCAATCAATTTTCAAATAATGCTACTGAAAACAAGCCTAAATCAGAAAACCATACACAGAAGCCTACACAAGATAAACCCAATCAAAATGATACAACCTCCACTAAAGAGCAAGATGATCAAAAAGAAAATACAGATAAAAAGTAAATCATCGCTCAATCTTTTGATTAGTAAGAAAAGCCTATCTACCTGATGGGCTTTTTGAAATTTGAAATATCTATTCTACACAACACCACTTCAAATCATCCCCATGGATGCCAAAGCCATTCCCAAACTCATTCGACCTAATCGCATATTCACCACCAATAAGAAAAGAAAAACCCCGACAAATTAATGACGGGGTTTGAGTCGTAATACGTTCGACAAAAGGAAAATAGCAATATATTTCAATAAAAAACCCGTTTAACTCTCTCCAATTAAACGGGCTTGACTTGCGTCACAACGTCTTTCTTCTTTTGCAGAGCAACTATATTGCTTAAATATTACAGCTTTATGAAACAGCTCTTTGCTTGAGTGATTGTTATTCAACTTCTTTCAAACAATCCCGACACACTTTGATTTCTTCATCATCAATCGTGTAATCGATCTCAGTCGCACCGTGTAGGCCGAATAAACACATCAGTAATCTAAGCATGATTTTACTCCTGGACAATCAAGCAATCATGTCGCAAGAAATGTCAGTTATTTTCACTTATAAAACATAAATTTATAATATTCATTACTGAAATAATGTCATTAACTTTGTCGAACTAAGCAAGATTCATTCCTGGTTAATCAAGCATTTTAATTTGGTATGATTACACTAGTATTTCTCAGGGCATTAAAAAGCCCTTTTCGCAGGGCCAAACGCTACTCACAATCACACACACCTAACATGCACGGTCTGCTTTACTTGCTTTCAATCCTCTTTAGGTCGGGACGCTACTCCCTAGTCTAGATTCCCGAAGGAAGTTTACTCGAAGGCATGTTCCACTGGTCAGCACTCCAGTAGGCTTGGGTCGCCTTTTTACAGGCAATAAAAAGCCCACTTACTCGTCAAATAAGTGGGCCAGTGCTGTAGTCACTTTCTTCGTATTGCATCTTCTTCTTATCGCAAAAACAATATAGCACTAAGGCTTTGATCAGAAAGTATAGAGAATATTAAGAAATTATTATTCATTGTCTAATTTTGGTTAATTTTCGTTTTAGGTCATAAATTCTAAGCATTAAAAAAGCCCACCTTTCGATGAACTTCTTTTGAAATTTAAAATTACTTATAGTCTTTACCAAATGCGTAACCAAGTGCCAGAGTGATAATGGGTGTAAATATTGACCACACTGTAGGTATAAATCTTCTTAACTCATTAATTTCATCAGCATTGTTGCTAGAAAATGCTACCCAGAGAAATAGAAAAATAATAATAGTTATTGCTGAAGCAATAATAAAACACCATCTAATAGTGGTCCAAATAATAGAGTGTTTAGCATCATCTCCAGTGCCAATTTCTTTTGTAATTCTTCCTACAATTTTCGCATCTGCAATATGATTTGGATTGATAGATGTGCTTTTTTCATCAACCCCACTTTCAGTGTTAGGTAGAGGTGACCGAAATGTGATTTTATCTTCACTCACGTTAACACCATTAATTACTTAGAATTGAATAATTAAACTGTCTATTCCCTTCCACAACAATAGTGAAAAAAGAAACATATATTTCGCGCCCCTTATAAAAAACCACTTGCACTGGATCTAACAGTCCACTCCCCAAAGGATTGTTAAAATTCATCAGAGTTAATTTAAGTTTTAACCCAGGATTGTTCTCAGCCTTAGTTTCGATCTTTTGTGTTGAAATAGCATCATTATTTATAAAGTTAAAAACCAACTCAAAGTCATCAATTAAAAACCTAATAGGCTTAGATGACTCACAATGCAGTACCCCGCTATCAATAACCTTAAGCTCACCAACAAATTTTTGAATAGTAAACCTTGGAGGGGATGCTGAAAACACATTCGCGTTAGTTGAATGATCCATATCACATTAACCTAATTTATTATTCATGAAATACTACTTCAAATAACAGCCATAAAAAAGCCCACCATTTGGCGAGCTTTCCTTGATGCTTAAACCTATTTTTGACATTTCACGTTAAACTGGTATTCGTCTTGAGTGACCTTAATTTTAATATTTTTATATTTTCGTTTGTTTGGATCCATTGCCGAGCCAGCCACTTCCTCAAAAAAGCTACGATCATTCATTAGCTCGCCATACGCTTTATAGCCTAATAAAATCTTTTCAGGCTTTTCGCCTTCAGCCACTAATTTACCGAGAGTATCTTCTAGTTTTTTAACAGTTAAAATCGCCATTTCAATTAGAGCTCAAAAACAAAAAGGCATTATCACTTAATTTTATGAATAAATAATGTCAAAAAAGCCCACCTTTCGATGAGCCTTCTATCAGTAGTGCGACTTACTTACACTTCGCACCACTATAACACGAATTTAGCATTACCCTTGTACAAGGTCAATCCCTAATCATTATTTATATTCAATGAACTTATAACGACAGTGCAATGCAGCCAAACCGCACTTCACATCAGCACGAGCATCATTTTCTGAATACATTTTCACCATGTCGCCCACTGGATTCATCTCCCATTTCACCATCTGCGACCACGAATTCCCATAAAAATAACGGCAGATAATCGCATCCATCCACTCATCCATGATTTCACTTTGACCCTGCATATCCAGAATTAAGCGCTGGACTGCCCGAGCTTCATTATCATCAATCTCACAAACCACCCCAACTCTGGATAATTTCGGCTTTTCCTCTGACAGCATTGAATCAGCAATAATTTGACGAGTCTTTCTCACACCCAACTTAAACTTGCGCTGCTTTACAACCGCCTCATCCATAGCAACAGCAATAGGATTGATGCTCTTGCCGCATGTTCCAGAAACGCTATTCATCCAAGCCCCAAACTGGTAAAGCCACTCTTCCAGTGAGTACTTTGACCAATTAACCGCCTGCATAATATTTTGAACCCCAACCATCGCATTCATCCCTATTCCCTCTTAAATCTTGCTTAAATCTAAAATTGTCATTGTTCCCCAATGAACTGCACCAGTATCAATCCAGTAGCAGTTATCGCGCTTGCATGGCTTCTGAGTAACCGTATGTCCCATGATTACCGCATCAACTCCTGAAACATGGGTGTATTGTTGGTTTTCTTCATCCAGTCGATCACGACCCCACATTGCTAATTCAGTAGGGAAGCGTTCCTTTTTGATAATGTGCTGAGCTTGATCAAAATTATTTAGAATGCTTTTAAACTCATCCCAATTGTTCTGTTCGATATGGCCATGAACAAAGCCAAATTTTCTACCTTTGTGATTAATCTCTAAAGCAATCGGTAGAGTTTTTAATTTTTTAATGATTTCGCGCTGAACCTGGTAATCCAGGTCATAAAACCATTCACCACCATTTTGAATATGGCAATTGAAGTAAGAGCGATTAACATCACCCATGATGACCAAATCTTCATGATTACCCTTTACGGATGTAAACCAAGGCTCATCAATTAGACTTACGCATTCTTCGTTCTGAGTACCTCGATCCACTAGATCACCAACCGCAACCAGCAAATCATTCTCAAAGTCGAAGCTAATTTCTTTAAGTCGAGTCATAAGCAGGTTGTAGCAGCCGTGAATATCACCAACGGCATACAACTTTCCTTTGATTTCTTTATCCCAAATTTTGACCTTCATAGCCCTACCATCTTCTCAATTTGCTGTATCGCTAAACCTGACTTCACTTGATCTGTACTAAACCGTATTACTTGATAACCAAGCATTGTTGCTGCGTTATATTTTTCCATGTCCCCGATATACCCCTTGCCTCTGGTATGTCTTCCTCCACTCCAGATCGCACCTTCAACTTCTACCAGTATCTTTTTTCCTACCAGGTGGAAATCAGCTCTCCATTTCCGCTTTGGGTGAAACTCAAATTCCTGCTCAAACTCAATTTTTAAAGTCTTTAGTTCTCGGGCCAGTTTCGCCTCAAACTCATTCGGTACTTTTTCGCCTTTCACATTAGGACGCTTGGAGCGCCCTTTCGGTCTGGTGGCTTTCACCATCTTTTTGTATTCAGCGATTGAGTAGCTGGTCATTCACACCATATCCTCAAAACGACGGCGCCAATTGCCATGAAAATAAACATCAATGTTTTGTTTAGATCCTTCACGCCGCCACCTTCACTGTGAAAATCTGCTTAGTCTTTTCAGTTACGGTGAAGCCTGCAGGTGTAGCGCCATCTCTCTGGATATATCCGGCATGCTCCAACTGACCTAAATAACGCTGTACAGTGCGACGATTACCCTCCATTAGTACCATCACATCAGAAACGCTTGTTTTGCCCCGTTTAGCCATCATTTGACGCAATATACGAATCATTTTCTCGCCTTGGGTTACGGCATGCATCGATGCGCACCAATCCATGGTTTGAAAGTCATATTCTTTTGACATGATCAGTGACCTCCCAATTGCTCACGAATAACCTTAGGCACCTTCACCCCATCCATCTCGCATTTTTCCAAGTACGACTCAGGATTTTCAAAAGGATCTGGCCAAGGATCAGCTATTGCAGTCGGCTGGCACTGGAGGCGTTGAGGCTTTGGTACCTGGCGATTTTTCACGTTCATGCGCTTTTTAAGTTCTTCAAGCGCTTGCTTTGCCACTTCATTTGGTACCGGGTTATGATCCTCAGCCTTGCTTTCAATCTGCATCACAGCATCCAACACGCCATCAGGCTCACCACGTTCTTTAGCTTCAGTAACGAGTCGTTTGTACACACTGCAAAATACGTTGTGTACGGTATCAGTGGTTTTTAGCATCCCATATGGACCCACTACAGCGTCATAAGCTGCTTTAGCTAGGTGATTGATTCGAGCAGAGCGGTTTTCTTTCTCAAAATTAAGAGCCTGTAACCATGCCTCATCAGCGGTCTGATATTCATACCCACCTAAACACCAGTCTTTAAATTCTGGAATCGATGGTGGCCAGCTTGCCGTGTCCAGTCGCTTAAGACCTCGCAAGAATTGCTCATAAGTCAGCACAGAAAGTTTCTGAGCAAACTTGGCAACCACTTGCCCTTTAGTCTGACCGGCCCATTGATCAGTAAATTTTTTGCCGTGTAGCTCAATCATTTCCTTGATCAGTAAACGGGCATCTTCTTCGCCAAATTTGCGAACTTGTTGATCAGGTCCATTCACTTGATTTGAGATCTGGTTATGCATGGCCCACCCCCTCAACCGCATGGATATCAATTATGGCTTGTTCTTCAGGTTGACCTAATTCAGCAAACCACTCCTGTGCTTCACGTGCTGCTCGGCTTTGGTATCCAGAAGGTTTGGCAGCCGGTGCAGATTTCTTGGCTTCACGTAGACGGCGTACTTCGTCTTTGTTGTTTTGAATCCAGGTAAACCATTTCACCAGCCATAAGCTTGGTGTATTTTTGCTATCAGACTTAGCTGAGAAGAAATCACCAAAGTTTGTAAACATAGCAATCAGATCTTGTTCTGGTAGACCAGGATTACGCTGCTTTCCAAGTTCTATGAAATCGTAGTGAATTGGATATACATGTACGCATTCAAGAATCGAATAGCGTTTGTGATCCTCAGCTTGATATTGAGAAAATTGAATCGGTGGAAAAGAAATTTTTTCTTCGCACGCATTACTACTATCAATATTGGTTAATGGTTTTTGGTTAACGGTTAATGGTTTATGGTTAAGGTTTTTTTGGGTTTCAATTTCAGAACCCAAATTAACCGGCTGGGTTTCTTCTGGGTTTTTAGGTTCGCCACTTTCTTCGCTACGTGGGTTTTCATCCGGCTTCTTTTTTGGCGGACGCCCACCTTTCTTGCCGTTTTCACGATTTTTGTCAGCATGAAGCTTATAAGCTTGAATTTCTGCATCACATCGTTTGTTGTGAAACCCATCTTCCTCTTCAGTAAAGAAGTCACCAAGCACATTTAAAACTGCCTGTTTCTCTTCTTCGGTTGTTGCACGTAACCGACGGAAAACCGACTGGGTTTCTTTGGGTAATGGACTTTCATTAAGATAATAAAAATCCAGGGCGCGTCGATAGAAACACTCCTCAAGTGTTGAGAGGTGAACTGTGTCACGCATGAAGTCACCAATATGGTGTAAATATTTATGCATTAGTTGCACCCCACTTTTAAATAAGCCCCGACTCGCTCACCTTCACGCTTTAATTCATCAAGCATGTCGTCTAAGCCAAATTGATTGTTTCGTTCAATCAGATAGTGAATAAACTCATTTTTCACTTCAGCCATTTCTTCATCGTGATGACATTCATGCTCTTCACATTCATGGGTCTCACATTCAAGACATTCATACTCAAAGCCGCTTTCTTTCATTTCATCGGCAATCGTATTTAAGTCAGAACCACTAGATGAAGATATGAAGCCAAGAACATCTTCTAAAGTTATGCTCATGCTGCCACCTGCTGTGCTTTACGCATCTTATTGACTAGGCCTGTAATACGAGTCAGGCCAAAAGCAGTGACACGCATGTGCAAGAACACACGCTCTTTGCCATCGTTGCGATTTGTGATTACTGGTGATGTACGGTTGGTGAATACGCCATTAATGACATACTGGGCATGTGGTTGAAGCTTGCGATCCGAGTCGCGGTAAACCCACTTTCTGTCAATCAATAGCTTGATTAGGTCTGATTCTTTAATACCGATTGTTTTGGCACATTCACGCAGGCAATAAGTATTGGATGTATCAGCAATGACTTCTAATGCTTCAGCCTTAGGTGCAAGTACTGCTACTTTTTCACTTAACTCAATGTTGAGCTTGGCTTGGACTTCGATTGCTTGAAGTAGATGTGTAGGATTAGTGATGTCAAAACTATTTTTAGCCTTAAGCGCGTCTTCCATCGAAGTCATGCGGTCAAAAACTCGAGCCTGTAACTCATAGCTATATGACATAGCCATCAAGCAGGCTTCGCGTTTTGGGAAGTTGTAGATATGTCGCGTGTTGTTGTTGCCGTAGTTTTGCGTTCCGATAAATTTCGGAGCGTGATTATCCCCTAAAACACCTGGGACTTTCCGCATAAAGTCATCATGACGAAGTTCTTTATATGGCTTCTCTACAGTGGCAGTTTCTTTGCGAAATTTATTAATGAAATCAACAATCTCAGGTGATGACATTGTTACTTCGTTTATGTTAAAATTTCCTTGTGTTAACATATTCATTGTTTGGATCTCCAACGATTTAAACACCGAAAAGCCTGACCTCGACCGTCAGGCTTTTTCTGTTTCTGGGTTATTGATACAAGCCTGGACTTGTTTATCCAGCTCAGCCAAAACAACGTGCATTTGGTGAATTACTTTTGACATATCACGCACTTCACCTGGAGTGATGCGGCCGTCAGCCATAATCTCGCGAAACGTACTCATCACATCCCCGCCACGCATCCCGACGCACAAAACCTTATCTGTAAGTGCCATATCGCGGCATTCAGGGATTTCGGGAAGGTTAATTGCAACCTTTTCATGCTCAGCAGCTAATGCTTGCAAAATACGAAAGTCACCAGTCAAAGCCATCAATTTAGAAGCCTCAGCAAGTGTTAGATGGTGAGTTTCAGTATTTGGGTTGATCTTGCTGTTTAGAACAGCGGGGCTTTTGATTCCCATACGTGGAGCTAATGAGGCTGAACCACCTGGGTAGTCACGAACTGTGTTGTACGCTGCATCTGTTATGTTCATTTTCCCTTCCTTCGAACGTATTTAATTAAAATCAAATGCTTAATAATTAATTTAAGCGGTTAATCGCGATGGCGTGGGTACTCCTCTAACAATCTTGTAGGAAATCCCTGGTATAACAGCCATGATTTTTCCAACAGAAGGATCTGGGATGTATTCACCCCATTGATTAATCGCTTGGGGAGTGATGCCAATTTCTTCAGCTAGGCGTGATGCATTTTTAAAATGATCAAGAGCGTCACTGGTTTTGATGAGTACTCTCATGTTCAATCTCGAAAGTATGCTTTATTATTAAAGTGTACTTTAATATATTTTTGCAAGCAAGCTTTATTAATATTGTTGTAAGCTGGCTTTAAATTTAAAGTGAATTTTAATATGAGTACTCTTGAGGATCGGATCAATCAGGCCATATCTCATTTTTTGTCCAAGAATAAACTTAAGAAACTGGACAGAGCGGCCATGGCTAAGTATTGCGAAGCATCTGTAGCTGCGGTAGGCCAATGGATTAATGGAAAAACAAAGTCGCTTGATAGCTTTAAAAATGCTAAAGCTGCTCAATTTTTAGGTGTGAATCCCCACTGGTTAGCCGGTGATCCTAAGTATGGAATGCTTGATGCATCAAGTGATCAGAAACTTGATAACAATATCGATCTATCTCAAAAAATTCCTATGGAAGGTTTTCCTGTACCTGTTATTTCATGGGTAGCTGCTGGTTCATTTGACCCTATTGAAACCGTGCTTAAAGATGTTGAAGTGGATGAATATCTTCCGCCAATAAGAGAATGTGGAAAAAATGGATATGGTTTAGTGGTGGTTGGAAATTCCATGAAGCCTGACTTTAAGCCAGGTGATCGTATCTATGTAAATCCTGATATTCAAACTTTCGACTTACATACCGATGATTTAGTGATTATTGCCTGCTGTGGTGAGAGTGAGGCTACGTTTAAAAAGCTAATTATTGAAGGCAGTGATAAGTACCTTCAGCCACTTAATCCAGATTGGCCTGAGCAAATTATTAAACTGACGGAAGATTGTCGATTGGTTGGTAAAGTTGTTGGTTTGTATAGAAAAATTTAAGAAATAAAAAAGCCGCTATATGCGGCTTGGGTTCTATCAAGATGTTGAACATGATAAAAAATCCCGAAAAAGGAAAACACAATGATCGCAACACTCAACAAATCTAAAACTGCGCTAACGATTAATCGTCAAGAGTTTAAGTTGGCATTAAGTAAAATAGGTGAAGGGATTGATAAGCAAATAGCTTCGCTTAAGAAGGCCAAGCAAAGCTATGATGCTGCTGAAATAGCACGTGAGGTCATTACTGAAGCAAATATCTTTGAGGCTATTATTGAAGGCTTTAACGAAGCAGAAGAGACCAATCTAAAGCTGATTGACATAACCAATCTTGAAGTGGCTCAAGGATGGATAGATGAGTTTTTAGAAAAGTATTCTGAGTTATAAACCCTAAATCAATTTTTGTTGGGTGGATGAATAAAAAAAGCCTCTATATGCGGCTTGGGTATATCAAAATTTTAATTATGGGAAGTGTGATATGCAAACAATTGAAATCAATTCCCACAAGATTAGTTATGTGCTTTATCAACACCACCTGTTGACTATAGTACTTCAGACGGGTGAAAGATTTCTTTACCGTCTTCTTGAATCTACTACTTTTGCTAAATTTATGGATTCGACTGATAAAGACAAATTTTATAAAACTGAAATTGAAGCGAATAAAAAGTTTAAGCGTATTCAGCTTTTTATTTAACTGAAACGAAATATAGCCCGAAAAGGGCTTCAAACTATATTTATCAAATTAAGTAAGGGGGAGTTTTATGAAAACTTTTATTAAATGGTTGGTAATTATATTTATTGCCCTGCTGGTAATAGGTCTAGTTTTTGGGGATAACTCAAAAGAAGAGCCAAACAATAAAGTTGATACAACTACGGTAACAGCTAATCAGGCTGTAGGAGCAACACCTACTAATCAAGATATGGAGCAGCCTGAATCAATCAACCAGACAGCAGAACCAGAAACACCAAGTATGACTGGTCCGCAAAAAAATGCCGTTAGATCTGCAGAACAATATCTTAGCTTTACAGGATTCTCACGTGAAGGTCTTATACAACAACTTTCATCTAGTTATGGAGATGGTTATGAGGTTGCTGATGCCACTGTCGCAGTAGACAGCCTAAATGTTGATTGGAATGAACAGGCTGTTAAATCTGCAAAACAATATCTAGATATGTCAGGTTTTTCTTGTGATGGTCTGATTGAGCAGCTCTCATCCAGTGCGGGTGATAAATATACACAAAGCCAGGCAACCTATGGAGCACAGCAAGCTGGTGCTTGTTCTTAAATAATTATAGGAAAAGCCGCAACCCGAGCGGCTCTTGGATCGGGTGGAGAAATTAAATGGACAATATTCTTCAATTTCCAAAAGTTGAATCCAATAGCAAGGATGAAATTAGAAGTTCATTGATAAACAACCTTGTTGAAAATGGTGCATCAAAAGAACGTGCTGATTTAATAGCTGAAAGAATGTCTCCATTCTTAGATATATTGTGTAGCTTTGAATTCCATCCTGATTTTCCAGAAAATCCAAAAACTGAAGATTACAATTTACTTTTTAAACAAATTTCTGAAAAAATCTCGATATTTAGGGAAGAACTCCTTCTCGAGAGAATTAGTAGTGAGTGCTGGAATACCCAATGTGATTGATTTGGGTTCTGGTGTTAATTCACCATCCTTCAGATCAATCTGGTCCTGACTTATATTTAAAGCACTTAGGCAATGATGTTGATTTGATTGACCATCTGATCCGTGAAAGTGCAATTTAATCTTTATAGGACTTACGCACTATTATTTATAGATTTTCTGTGGCAGCAGATGATTCTTATCGAGAATAAATTCATCAATAAAGTTCTTGATAATTGGTCTAAATAATTTCTTCTGCCAACGATATACATTTTCAAAGATCCGCTCAAACTGGTTCTTTTGTATCTCAACATAGGCCATCAAGGCTGAGAAAATATGATTCAAAATCAGCTTGGATCGTCTTACTTGAAACTTTTCAATATGACAAACCTGTTTAATTACTCGATGATATTGTTCTATTTTCCAATGACTTGAATGTAATTCATAAAAACCATCAAAGGACAATAAATCATCTTCATCTTGATGCACAATATAAAATCTCTGCTGTTCTTTTAACTGAGTCTTAAATAATTGTACAAAGCCAACATCTTTGAGCCAGACCACTTGACCCTGATGAAAATTCGGCAATAAACGGAGTTGAAACCATTGTCCTTTTTCAGGGGAAACCTTACGGTTACTGTCGACACCAAACATAAATCGAATACCATGTTTTCTTATGGTTTTTAGATTTTCAGTCGATGAATACCAACTATCACCTGTAATGAATTGAATCTTTGCACCCCAATCGAGTACTTCACTTAACATCTCCATAAAGTAATCATTCTTGGTTTTACTTTCTGACTTATCATAAATTCGAAAATTAATTGGAATATTTTTGCCATGTTGATCTGTCGCATACAAGGTAATGAGATTAATACCCTTGACGGATCGGTGGTGTTTACCTGACCAAAAATAGCTAACTAAGTCCATATGTTGACTATATGGCTTATCTAAAACAGTATCATCAATACTGACTATAAGTTTATTATTATCAATGTGTTGAATTGCTTCTTGATATAGATCGTGAGCTGTGTAGTCTTCACGCTCCAAAAAGCGATTTACACTGTCATGCGAGATATTATAAGTCTCGGCAAGTTGTGTGCAGCTAATAGAGTTTGGTTCTGTCATGAGAAAGCCCATATAAATGGGTAATGTACAAGTTGCTGTAGAAGCATGTTTAGTTCGTCTGATCACAGATACGTTATAAAGTAGTTTGAGACTTTTTTAAATCCGTCAATGCGTAAGTCCTACTTTATTACATTTTCCTCAGTGAGATGTTCCGGATCAGTAATAAGAATGCCTATAAGGAATCCTTTTGGTCTCTGACCCACTTTCACCGAGATTAGTTCGCCCTTACTGGTTACTCCGATCATCTCAACAAACTCCATCCAACCCACCCCAGCGGTGGGTTTTTTGCCATTTTTCAAATTTAATCTAAAAATGAATATGCTTGTTCTAATCCATTTTGATCACCGTGATCACGCATATATTCTATATTGTTTTCTTCAATACCATCAGGGTTACCTCTCACATAACCACCTACTTCCGTTCCATCACTGCGCGTATATCCTTCTACTGAATGGTAACCAGAATTTGAGGAAGAATAGTGATATGACTCATCAGAGTAAGACTCATCATCCTCATATTCAACAACTTCGTCATAGTCTTCTTCATAATAGTCATCCTCTACATATTCAATCTGTTCCTTCTTCTCAGTAATATCAACTTTGATATCATTTGCTTGTAAATTTTTATCCTCTTTTAATTCTTTCAACTTGTCTTCTATCCATACAATTAATGGCTTTTTAAAATTATCAACACTTACATCTGACCATTTATTGTTTTTATTGTATAGAAATGAGAAGAAAAATAAAAAATAGAATAAATATATTGATAAAAAAATAATAAGTAAAAAAATCTTTAACCAATATATTTTATTATATCTAAATGCTAAGAAGTAATAACAGATAAGACATGATGCCAGCAAAATTGCACTAAAAAAATTAAATAAGCTCAGTGTAAGACCATCCAAAAATACAAAAAATGGTAGAAAAATAAGAGTAACTAAAATATAGAAATCGTTATTATATGTACTACTATTTCCGTCAGAGAGCATAAGTTCTTCTAGCATTATCAAGGACAACACAAGATATTGTTTTTAAAAAATTTAATCAATGCTATTGGATGATTTATTATCGTGTTTGACGATAAATTTTCACAACCTAGCCACCCCACTCCCAGTGGTGATTTTTCTTTTATCAATTTCCGCTTATAATTCACTCACCAATAACAATAAAACTATAACTATGAAGCACATCACACTTACCACCCTACTCTTATCTTTGACTTTGTCCGGCTGTCAGAAGCAACCAGATGAAGATGTAGATCCAATTGCCACCACTACAGCTTTTGAGAACTCAGATAATATTCTTAGCAAATATCTGGAAAAGTTAGATTCAGAGTTCACCACTCAAGATGTACGGGTAAAAATCTTATGCAGAGACTACCCACGTGAGTATGAAAAGAACTATATGCCCAACTTGTTGAAGCTATCACCCGGTGAATACTCTGAAGTCGCACTTCTGGCTGATATGGATTTAGTTTTGGATCACTACAAAGAGAAAGATGCTATTCAGTGCTAAAGCTTTCTTACTTCTGAAATATTAAATCTTTATATTGGACTTAAGACCTCTCATGACCGGGTCTGTAATAACAAAGTAAAGCATCACTAACCCGCTATCCGCGGGTTTTTCTTTATGTAAGGTAAGTGTAACCTTGTCTTTAAATGTTACATTATAACAATTAGTATAATGATACCTATGATTCATAAATAGAAAGGTAAGTCTCAATGAAATATCTGTTAGGCGCAGCATTGTTAGGATTAGCGATTACTGGCTGTACTTCAAATCAAAAAAACGAAGTAGTGCAAGAAAAAGTTGTGAGCAATACTGCAACTGAAACTCAGGTAATTAACTTTACTGGTCCAATGGATCTTACAGTTGAATTGAAATCTTCGGATAATTTTGAAACTGCAGAAATGACAGATAATTCTGGCAAGGTTTATCACCTTAAGCGAGCTATTTCAGGAAGTGGTATGCGTTTAGCCAATAATGATGGTGTTTCAATTCACTTCAAAGCTGGTGAAGGTATTGTAGAGTTTATGAAAGACAAACCTATCAGTATTACTGAATACAAAAAATAAGATTATTGTTGTAGGACAACCCATCCCTGTGATGGGTTTTCTTTTGTCTATTAAAGCATAAGTTAAAGCAAAGTTTATAAATATAATTAAAGTATGCTTTACATAACTCATTTATTAAAGTATGCTTTAATTATTAAGTAAAAAGAAGCCCCAGCGTTGCTGTAACAACCTGGAGCGTGACCCATCACCCTACTGAGTGAAATTATTATGAACACAAAATTAACTCCACACAATAGCTTCAAGGTAACTCTGTTTACCGCTGCCTTAACTGTAAGCGCCTTGGCATTTGCTCATCTTGCTGACTTTGGTACTGACCAGGTAGCACCAGCTCAAAATATTCAATCTGAATATGGAATCGTCTCTTTAAAGATGCTCGACGATGTACACGGTGAAGCTGTCGTAAATCTGGATGGTTTCCGTTTGGAAATCACTTCATTTGAAGTTGAAGCACACCCGGATGATTACGGTGTACCAGGTTCCGAATTCACAAATATAGAAGTCGTTGAACTAGGTGAAATCAAGGTGTTCGATGCTAATGGCAATCCATATAACGACTTCACTGATCATCAAGATCACCGCGAAATCAATTCAATGATCGCCGGCTACATCATGAAGCACCGTCTGGTGGAGGTTCAGTCATGATTTTAAATTCTGCTGATCAAATCTTTGAGGCGCTTTTGAATGGTCAATCGGTCTACTGGTGTGAATGCGGCTCTGATGACTGGTCTCCTCTAAATGATCGAACTCAAATTAATTTTGTAGACCTTTATACCGGCTTCCTGCAATTCAAAGCAGATGAGCTACCTGTAGTGCCAATGCCGATTGAGTTCAACTCAACTCATCGTTACTTCTCTGAATACATCAAGACCTTTGAGGGACTTGAAATCTATCGAGTGGGTAAAACCCGGGCGAGCTATTTTGCCCTACGTGTCAAAAGCTCAGGAACTATTGCTGACTATTTCTGCAACACAACTATCTATTCCATTCAGCCGGACGGCTCATTGAGGAAGATGGATAAATCCCTTACTCCGAAATGGATTTTAGATGGACTGGAAAATGCGCGTGTTGCTATGCGCAAAAACAAGCGTCATCAAGTTTTAGAAAGTACCGGCTTCTTTGCATCGGAAGACTATAAGAACTTTAAGCGTAATAACCGTCCTGCAGGAGCACGTTGAGATGGCGATTAATATTATTCCAGCGAATCAAGCGCTGCTAGTTCAGGCAATTATTGTTTACCTGTATGCAGATCCAGGCTTGGGTAAAACCTCTATCGGCTTTACTGGTGATAAGGCTATTTCATTCGACTTTGACAAGGGTTCCCACCGTACTGGTGAGCTTCGTCGCGGTGCTGTAGTTCAGGCTCACCAGTGGTCTGATGTTGCAAACCTAACAATGGCCGATCTTGAACCGTATAACACCATTGTGATTGATACCGTCGGTGCAATGCTTGAAAGCATCAAAACCCATTTAATGCTCAATGCGACCAATAAACAGAAAGATGGATCGTTAAAGCTTAAAGCCCAGGGTTTGGCCAACAACATCTTTAAACAGTATGTGAACACTCTGATCGCATCTGGAAAGGATGTGGTGTTTATTGCTCACGCTTCTGAAGATCAAAGCGGTGACCAGGTAATTTATCGTCCTGATCTGGGTGGTAAAAACCGAAATGAGCTTTATCGCATTGCTGACATCATGGGCTATTTGACCACAGTCACTACTGGTGAAGGTAAAAATGCCCGGGTAATTAGCTTTAGACCATGCCCCACTCACCATGCCAAAAATGCAGGTGGTTTAGGTGGTGAAACTGGTGAGGTATGGGTGCCGGATCTAAAGACCAGCCCTACATTTCTGGCCGATCTTATCAAACAGGCTAAGGACCATATCAATACCCTGACACCAGATCAATTGGCCGCAATCAAGGCTCAAGAAGATCTAGAAAACTGGGTACAAAGCTGTGGTGAGGCCCAGTATGCGAGTGATCTAAATCAGCTCACTCAGTCCCTTGAAGACACTCATCTGTATTACAAGAATATGCGTGCCGAGCTGGTTCGTCGTGCTCTGGAAATGAAGTGCATATTCGATAGACAGCGCAATGCATGGACAGATCCACCAGAGTTCAATGGCATTTCTGATGAGCAGCTGGCCGATCTGCAGGATTTCATCGATACCTGTGGCCTTGATGCAAAAACAGTATGTGAACACTTAGGGCTTGATGCTCTCAACCAAATAGAAGCTTCTAAATTTGAAGCTGTAAAAAATGAAATAGAACAAGTAGCGAAGGGAGCAATGACAGCATGAAAATTTTAAATAGCAAAGAAGCTTTTGAAGCAATGATGGCTGGCCGCAATATCATGTGCCGTGCTGCTGATGAGTTAATGGATTTTGATGATCTGTCTCAATTCCCGGCTACGATTTTCGCTATGCCAGGCTATGAGTTCTGCATCAAGATTGAAACCATGGAACTGGCTGGTATTACATTTACCAAGCCTTTGACTCTTGATGATATTCGTGAAGGTCAAGATATCTATGTCATCAACACATATGGTTCATCTATCTATGTTGTTGAGTTCGGCAAGATGACCTGTACAGCACTCATAGAATCCATCAATAATGGATTTGTACAATATGATGCTGAAAATGCAAAGCTTCAATTACAAGCAATATCTAAGGTTTTAGGCCGTGAATTAAGTGGTGATTGCCTGGTTGTACGACTTGGCGGTGAGGAAAAGCCTGAAAAGAAACGTCGTAGTCGAAAAGCCAAGGAAGATACTGAGCAGCCTGGCATTCCAGCTGGCCCAGGTGATGCTGTACCAGATATTGAAAAACAGCCTGAGCCAGAGATAGTTCAACTTGTTGAGGTCGTAGAGCAAGAATCCACAGTTAATACTGAAGCTCCAGTTGCAGAAACTGAAGAGGATTCAATTGAAACCGACCCGGTAAAGCTTGTTGAAAAGTTTACAGCTCAAATTGCCCAGTTTACTAAGGCCGATGACGTTCTTTCATTCCGTCACGTATTTCTGGCCAATGGACACTTAGATCAAAAATATCAACAGCACTTATGCAAGCTTACCGAAGATAAATTGCTTGAGCTGGATCCTGAACAATACACGCCTAAGGCTGAACCTGAACCAATCGCAGAAGAAGTCATTGAAGTCGCGCAACCAAGTTTGATTGATCAAATTGAAAACACTGCACGCAAACAAGCAGCAGTGGAAAGTGCTGAGCATGGTAGTGCCTCTATCGATCTGTTCTACAAAAAGAAGAAGCAGGTTTTGATCAATCGAATCTATGACATGGATTCAGTTGAAACTTTAGAACGACTGGCACCAGCAATACCTGCAGCTAAATTACTTCCAGCTGATCATCAGGAACTACTTAGCCTGTATGCACAGCGCAAAGATGCCTTGATTCAAGCTGCTGAAACTGGGGAGGCTTCATGAGTTACTCCTACTCATCTACGACCCGAGTACTGCTTGTGCAGTACAAGGGTCGGATCCGGACCTACCGCAATATCAACCTATTCGGTATTGATGATTGCCTACAGGATTTTGCAAGCAACTGGGGGTACAGATGATCTTCAGAATTAAAAAGAAACATCAAGTGGGCTTTAAGTTGTGGCTTGAAAAGCTGGGTTATTCAAAGAAAGAGCTTGCAGATGGCAGTTCTACATTTACCGGAAAAGGTACACGTAAAACTTTGAGCTATGTGTTTTTAAAAAGTGATTTAACAGGTAATGCAGCATGTCAGGTGTTATTTCATGAATATGAAGAACATCTGGATAACCCTGATTATTTAGATGTGAAGGTGGTGTGATGGATATTCAGAAAGAAAAAGAAGCGTTTCTTAATGTTTATGTGAATTACAAAGGTGATTCTCGAAAAATCCAATTCAATGAAGAAACAGAACAGTTTATGTGGCGCAAAAACAATGTTAGCGACACAGAGGTCGAGTATGTTCACCTTATGAACCAGCGGTGGTACGCGTGGTTGGCTTGTGCAAAAAGTAAAGCCCAAGCGGTGCCTGAAGGGTTTGTTTTAGTACCAAAAGAACCAACTGAAGCAATGATCCAAAGAGGCACTAAAGCTAATTCTGAATGCCTTAATGAAAATGCACCACTGGGAGAGAGACTATTCCGACACCCTGCTCTTCAAGTTTACCAAGCTATGGTAAATGGATCGGGAGAATAAAATTGATTGATATTCAAAAACCATGTGAGCCTTGTGAAGATAGCCATATCGATAAGCAAGTAAACCTGATGGATCAATTCATTGAAAGCGGTGAATTTGATAAAACTCTAAATGATTTTTTTGGGTTGCCGGAATCAGTAGTTCAAAGCTTAAAGGAGGTGTCTTAG